AGATCTGGAACTCTTCTTCCAATCAATCCCCCACTGGATATTTTTGAAGGTAATACTGTTGTATTTGATCTTAGTGATTCATCGTTATCCTCGGTAAATTTATCTACTCGTTATTCTGCATTTGATATGAATCTCTACAGAGATTCTAATCTGACAGATCGATTTGATGGATCTCTCACAGATAATCAATTTGAAGTTACAAAGACTGGAAAAGTTGGTATTGATACATCGGCTAAACTAACATTAGGTGTTAGTAAAGATGTTCCAGAAAACCTTTTCTACGAATTTAGTGTTGTAAATTCAGACTTCATTGAATCTGTCAAGAAAGAGATTGTCATCGACACAGAAGTAGATGGTTTCAATAAGATTGACAAGGTTAGTAGTGCATATGACGGAGAGTTCAAATTAACAGGAGCGACTTCAAGCACCTTTAAATATGATATTGAAAAACTCGCTGAGAAATCTTCTTATTCTACTGACGCTGGATTGTCCTATGTTACAGGTTCTACCTCAGCGTATGGTGGCATAGCAAACATTGATATTACATATAAAGGTTCTAATTATAAAGAGATAGTTGGAGTATCTACTGTTGTAGGAATTGTAACAGGAACAGGTGCTGTTCTTGAACCATCAAGTAATACGATTGGTAGAATTCTTACCACAAAAATTGAAAACATCGGATTTAACTATCCAACTGATTTCACTATTCGTCCTACAACTAATTTACCAGAGGTTCTTCTTCTTGAATCGTTAACATCTTTTGAAGAGATTGGAATTAGTTCTGCTGGAAGAAACTATAACACTGCACCCAACTTGGTTGTGCTTGACGGATTAACTGGTAAGCAAATTAAAGATGTTGATATTTTCTATGGACTTGGAGATTCCAAAGTTACTATTAGAAAAAATACAAGCGGACTTACAAATGTAACTCCAAGTATTATTCCTATCAGCAACTCAAATGGAGTTGCAATCAATGACATAACTTTTGATATGTCATCTAAAAATGTAACTGTAGGATTTGATACTGGATTCAGTGATCAATCACCTTTCGCTGTTGGTGATAAAGTTCTGATTGAAAATATCAGTGTTGGTGTTGGATCAACTGGTGTGGGATATAATTCTGTTGATTATGATTATCAACTGTTTACACTTACAGATGTCAATATTCCTCTCGGAGGCAGTGTAGGTGTTGTTACCTTTAGTCTATCAGGTATTATTGATAGTAATCTCTATGCAGGTAACTTTGACTCTACTAACTCCGCAGGAAGAATTATAAATCAAAATTCCTTCCCTCAATTTGATATCAAGTTAAGAAAGAATAATTTCTTGATTGGTGAGCAAGTTGTATCAGACAGTGGTGTTGGTAAAGTTGATAGTTGGAATAATAGAATTGAACTCCTCAAAGTTTCCACATCAAGAGATTTTAAAGTTGGTGATTTAGTTGAGGGACAAACATCAGGAACTAAAGGAAGAGTTAAGACGAAAGTCGATTATAACTCTGAGGTTGAAACCGAGTCCTCTTCGATTGTTGAAAAGGGATGGAACTCAACTACTGGATTCTTTAATGATAATCAGCAGAGAATTCCAGATAACTTCTACTATCAAAACTTCTCATACGCTATCAAGTCTAAGATTCCTCTACAAGATTGGGATGATGCAGTAAGTTCTTTAAATCACACAGCAGGTTTCCTTAAGTTTAGTGATTTAATCATTGAATCAACTGATGATACACAGGCCCTCACTGGAGTGTTTACAGATGAGTCATCTACAATCTCATTAGTTGTCGATGTTCTTCCCAGCACAACATATGGTGGTGGAGACTTTGGTGGAGGAATAAGTTTAAATTGTTACCACGATTTTGATCTCGTAACTGAGAACTCGAAGACTGCTTCTGGAACAATCTATTCAGATAGAATTTTCCTGGAAAGTAGAGTGCTAACTGATTTCTTTGAATCAGTTGGAAATAGAGTTCTTACAATTGATGATTTTAGTTCAGCGTTCAACAATAATGAGCGTCCCACAAGATTTAGTATTGTCAAAAAATATCCAATTGATCAAGGATATAAAAAGATTTTCACATTTGTTAGAGATAAACTCTTTACCGGTGAAAGACAAGCTTCTTTCGTGTCAATTATTCAAGATGGATCTGATGCTTCAGTTGTAAATTATGGAAGAGTTGATAGCGTATTAGATCTTGGAACTTTTGATTTTAATATTTCTGGTACAGAAGGACAACTTCTCTTCTTCCCAACCAAGTTTACATCCAATGATTACAATATCTCTTTGATGAGTTTTGATATTGATAGAAATGTTTCTGGTGTAGGGACATTTGGACTTGGAGAAATTTGTGATATATCTTCTACACAAGTTGACGTACCTGCAGCTTCTACTACAACAATTGTAGGAATTGCTTCTACTTATAGATCTTCTAAGATTTTAGTTGAGTATACAACTAATGATGGTAGATTCGGAAGTGATGAATTAAATGTTATTCATGATGGAACTACTGTTGATCTCCTTGAATATAACAGAATAAACACAGGAATATCAGCAATAGATTTTGGAACTTATTCCGCCAGTATGTCTTCTGGCACTGTAAACGTCGATTTCACTCCTTCTGCTGGATTAGCACTTACTGCTAACACTATCCGGGTATCAATGTCCAGCACTGAATCTGTTGGCGTTGGATCTACAATCATCGGATCAGGAACAGAGAACATTGGTTCACTACAGTCCTTCTATACCTCTATTGGATCCACTTCTTCTCCTGGCATTCACACTATTGCCACATACACTTGTGGAGGACAAAATGATTATCAGGCAGCATATTATATTGTAAGTATTGAAGATACAACCAACGATCAATATCAAGTATCTGAAGTAATTGTTCTTAATGATAACTCCGAATCATACATTACAGAATTTGGAAATGTGGTAACCAATGGTGCGGGTATAGGAACTGTCGGTGCCCTGATGACATCCACCGAGACTCATTTACAGTTTACTCCTCCTGCGAGTGTTGATACTCAAATTCGTGTCTATCAACATGCAATTCAGTTGGTTGAAGTGGATAATACTCTTGATAATGAAATTGATCTTAATAACGCTTCCATCACTGCTGGTTTTGGTTTCTATGAGGGAACTGCTAAGGATGTTAAGAGAGCATTTGGATTAACTCATAATGGACAACCTATTTTCCTTAGAAACTTTGATGGACATGATACCTCAATTGTCAATACTACTAATGACACTATTAGAATCCCTGATCACTTCTTTGTAACCGGAGAACCTGTTAGTTATTCTGTTGGTATCTCCACTCATGTTCGTATAGCAATTGAACCCACCTCTTTTACTGGAATTGGCACAACATCATTGTTACCATCCAATGCAAGTGTTTACATCATCAAAGATAATGATGCAACAGTAAGACTTGCTTCCTCTGCTGAAAATGCACTTGCAACCACACCTGTTGCAATCGGAATTACTGGAGTTGGTTTCGGAACATTCCACACCTTTACATCATCTAAACAAAATACAAAATGTCTGATTGCCCTTGATAACTACATCCAGAATCCCATAGTATCCACTGCTGTTACTACAACTTTACAGCAAGAGATTGCACTTGGAGATAGTTTGATCAAAACACTCGGTGTTACATCATTCTTTGGTGCTGATCTGATTCAGATCGAAGCAGAGATTATGAAGATTAACACTGTCGGATTTGGAACTACCAATGCTCTCTTAGTTGATCGTGGTTGGATGGGAACTGGAATTACAACTCACCCTGTTGGTGTTGCGGTTACTAAGGTTGATGGTGCATATAATATTATTGATAATACTATTAATTTCTATACTGCACCTCAAGGCCCTGTGCCAATCGGTTCTATTACTAATCCTCCCGACGAGAGAGATTGGACTGGTATAACAACTCATTCTAAGTTCCAAGGAAGAGCTTTCTTTAGATCTCAGAACACTGGTAGCACCGCTGATGCGTATGATACTAACTATGTCTTTGACAGTATTGCTGATCAATTCGACGCTCAAACAAAGACATTTACATTAACGTCTGAACAAAATAATGTTGCTGGATTCTCTACCAATAATGCTGTAGTTCTTATCAACGGTATATTCCAAGGGCCTACTGGAGAGTTAGGTACTCCTCAAGATTATTCCTTAAGTGAAGGTAGTGGCATCAGCAGTATAACATTTGCTGGAACTGCAACATCAGTTTCTTATGATCCCAATAATGCAAATATTCCTGTTGGTGGAATTATCGTTTCGGTTGGTTCAACTGGTGGACTTGGATATCAACCATTGGTATCTGCAGGTGGTACTGCTGTTGTCTCAACCGCTGGAACAATTACATCTATCGCAATCGGTAGAACTGGTTCTGGTTATAGACAAGGATCACAAACTGTAAATGTTGGAGTCTATACGTCGTCCACAAGTACAACTGGCATTGAATTTATTGGAACTGCTGCTGTAAGTAATGGACATATTGTAAGTGTTGCAATTACTAATCCTGGATCTGGATATCTAGTTGGATCTGAACCTTTAGTGGTATTTGATGCTCCTCTGTCATACTCCAACATTCCCCTAGTTTACTCTTCTGAATCACCAGGTGTGGGCGGAACTGAAGCAACAATCGATATTGTTGTTGGACAAGGATCCAGCGTTATTGATTTTGAAATTAGAAACTTGGGATATTCCTATGGAGCAAAACAGATTCTTACTGTTGCAACTGGCGGAGCAACTGGTATTCCTACAGACACTAACTTCACCTTTGAAGAGTTCCAAATCACAATTGACAAGACTGATTCAGATAGATTCTCTGCATGGCACTTCGGTGAACTGGAAAGATTAGACAACATCAATGATGAATTTGATGGTGTCAGAAGATCTTTCACTCTTAAGAGAAATGGAGCTCCTGTTACAGTTAGAGCAAGAGCAGGATCTAATATTGATGTCCAGTCTACATTATTAATCTTTATTAATGACATTCTTCAGGTTCCTGGAGAGGCGTATGAATTTACAGGAGGAAGCATAATTAACTTCAGCGAACCTCCTAAAGGACGCTCTGACGATGGTGCATTCGCAGGTGATACGTGTAAGATTCTATTCTACAAAGGCAGTGGTGATGTTGATGTTACCTTCCGTGATGTTCTTGAAACTATAAAAGATGGTGACTTACTCACCATTAGAGGTGATGAAGATCTAGTTGCCAATTCTTCTGATCAAGGTTCAAGATTGGTAACTGAAGTTCTCGCTACCGACACGGTAGAAACGAATCCATATTATGGAGGAGGTATTGATTCTAATCCCGATCACGCTCGCACAGCAACCTGGTGTAAGCAGACTGTTGATAAAGTTATCAATGGTAAGATCGTCAGTAAGGCTAGAATACTGAATGCAGCACTTATTAATCCTAGAACTAATCTGATCCAGTCAGTTGGTGTTGGATCAACTGAAATTTATGTTGAAAGTGTCATTCCATTCTTTAATCCTGATGATGAAAATCAAACTGTCAAGAATCAACAAACAGTCAGAATTATCTCACAAAATAACCTTGTAGCGGCAGCGGCAACTGCAGTTGTATCTATCGCAAATACCGTTGAATCTATCACAATTGGTTACGGTGGCACTGGATATACATCTGCTCCCTCCGTCACTATTGAAACGCCTGTAGGACTTGGTACGACTGCTAGAGCAACTGCCACTGCAACCTTGACTGGTGATGCTGTATCAGCAATCACTGTTTCTACTCCTGGAGTCGGATACACCAGAACATCTGTTCCTCAGGTTCTGATTGAAGCTCCTAAGGCAACCAAAGAAACAAATAGAACCACACTTTATGAAGGTGACTTTGGTGATATTGTTGGATTGACTTCTACTTCTGTTGGAGTTGCATCAACTGGATTTGTAATGAATTTCTTTATCCCAATCGAGTCCTTCTTACGCGACACCAAAATCGTTGGTACTGCAGTAACTTTAAGTAATATTTCAGTTGGTGATTACTTTACTGTTAAGAACAGCAACGTTGGAAGTGGCGTCACTTCTCTTTACCAACCTGGTGGAACCTTAGGAGTTACTACTCAATTCCTTGATGCTGTTTATGAAGTTGCAGCAGTCTCTGTTGCTACTACTGCTGTTGCCGGTGTTGGTATCACATATGTTAAGAGAGTGACAGTAAGTGTTGAAGATCTCGGTGATATATCTGGGATTGGACTTACAGAGTTCTATGGTGAGTTCTCTTGGGGCAAAATTACACTCGGTGGTAGATCAAATGCGGCAGCATTTGATGCATATACTCTTAGAGGCACATCCGGTATCACAACCGGTGGTGTTGTTAGCAGAGTAGAACCTCTCAAACTTAGAGGATTCTCTACAACATAACTAATAAATAAGTAAAAAACTACGCAAAAATGGCTGCGATTATAACTGATCAACTTCGTATTTTAAACGCAAAGGATTTTGTTGCTAGTGTGGCATCCACTACCAACTCTTTCTATTCGTTTGTGGGACTTCCTAATCCTACTGATGTTGATGCAGGTTGGGACAGCAGTCCTCCAGATCCAAGGGATAACTTTGATGAGGAGAACAATTATTGGGACACAATGATTGCTCTCAAAAAAATTGATGCAGAAGACGTTAAACAGGTGATAAGAAAAATCACTTGGCAGTCTGGCACGACTTATGATATGTATCGTGCTGATGTAAAAGCGGAAAGTCCTTCGCAACCATCTAATGCCATCACCCTATATGAAGCAAATTATTATGTAATGAACTCTGATTATAGAGTTTATGTTTGTTTACAAAATGGTTCAAATCCTGAGAATCCAAGTGGTAAAGCATCTCTTGACGAACCTACCTTTACCGACTTAGAACCAAGAGAAGCAGGAACTAGCGGCGATGGTTACATATGGAAATATCTTTATACAATCAAACCCGGAGATATCGTAAAGTTTGATGCCACAAACTTTATGCCAGTTCCTAAGGACTGGACTACAACGACAGATGCAAACATTTCTGCAGTTAGAAATAACGCTAGCACCAGTGGACAACTTAAGATTGTCAAAATTACTAACAGAGGAGTTGGTTTAGGAACTGCAAATAGAACCTACACTAAAGTTCCTATCAAAGGTGATGGAAATGGCGCAGAATGCACTGTTGCAATTAACAATAATTCAAAAGTAGAGTCTGTTACAGTTTCCAAAGGTGGTTCTGGATATACATTTGGAACAGTAGATCTAGTAGCAGGTAACGTACCTACAGGAACAACAGCACCCATCTTTGATGTAATCATTCCTCCACAAGGGGGACACGGTGCTGACATCTATAGAGAACTTGGAGCAAGAAACACATTAATTTACTCCAGAATTGAGAACGACACTGAAAATCCAGATTTTATCACTGGAAACGAAATTGCTAGAGTCGGATTAGTTCAAAATCCAAAAGCATATAACACGTCATCAAATCTTGGACTTGATAAAGCTGCTGCAACCTATGCACTTAAATTAACAGGTGCTGGTTATAGTTCTGCAACCTTTACTGCAGACGCCTTTATTACTCAAACCGTTGGACTTGGTTCAACTGCTGTTGGTAGAGTTGTATCATACGATTCAACAACCGGGGTTCTTAAATACTGGCAAGATAGATCCACTGCAGGATTTAATACTGACGGAACGAAAAATACAAGTCCAGAGTATGGATTCAAAATGAATCGATTCACACAAAATATAACTGATGGTGGATCATTCAACATTATTGGCGGATCCTCAACTCTTGCTATTCAGACTTCATTTACGGGTATATCAACGGAAATAAATAGTCGTACTTATTACCTGGGGCAGTCCTTTACAGAGGGTGTTGCTCAGCCTGAAGTTGAAAAATATACGGGTAATATCATTTACGTAGATAAT